CCGGCAGTTCGCCTATTCCCAGCTGTACTCGTTTACGAGTGTCTTCGGTTAACCCTTGCTTACGTCTCCAGATAGGAGATCAACAAACACTAGGAACACACTTTAAAGAAAGTCGTCTTCGCATTTGCTCGTAAGAGAGACTCTTTGATCAGATTTCTAATATAAGAAATGAGAATCATCTTGTCTATACATACCACAATCGTCCTCCATCATATCGTAGGTGTTCCAAATTGCTTTAGAAACATCACGGATGAAGAGATTGAGTTGTTTACCAGCTTGCTTAGACCAACGTAGGTCAAGACCTACAATTGGTGACATTTCTAATAGAGCCAGTGTACCTTCGTGAGTTATAGGAATCTGATGGATTTCAGCTTCGAATCTTTTGGCGTTTACTGTTTGTCTAATTAAAGACTCCAGATACAACCAAAATCCGGGAGCTAAGATAATCGCTAGGGCTTCGTAAAGCCCGAGGACTGGTCCTCTAGTGGCCGTCTTGCGCCAGAAAGTATTCCAAAAATACTTCTCAGCAAGCTCCGCTTGGATGATAGCATTTCTTGCTCTCGCGAGCACGACGGATCTTACTCCTTCGTGTAAACTATACTGGAAACAAAAGGGATCCACGCTTCTACCATAAGTGATCCAACTCAACGATTGCTCGTTCAGTTGGCGTGTGGTATTCAGAAGCCCCTTTACTCCAAAACATGTCCATAATGCTACGTAAATTGAACCTTTCGATTTGAAAGGAGCAGTTTGTAGCAAATTACGAACCGTGCTAGAAGTATTAGCCAATGATTTTCGGTTCAACTCTGCCATAAAAGCCCCAATTAATGCCGGTTTTCTCATAATGGACAGGATTGCTCCTGCTCCAATTGGAGACAGATCAGTATGTGGTGTTACCCATCTTTTGGCAAATTCGATTAGATCTAAAGATCTAACGGTTTTGCTCATATTGATAGATACACCTAGAGACTTCATTATTTGAAGATACTCTTCGGCTACATCATTATGGTTGATAACGATATCATCACCTAAAAGAGCATACTTCGTGAAGTTGCTAATTCCCACTCTCTTTGCCGCTAGTAAAACTATCAAATGATGAGTTAAAGCTAACATAGCAAAAGAAGAATAGGCACCCATTGGTTGCCCAACGGCATATCTGATTGTTTCATTACGATACGACCACGGTAAATTAACCAGGTTATACCAAAGTTGACCATCAACACCTAATAATTTTAGGATGTCAATTTGAAGATCAATAGGCAATCGATCCGTCGCTGCGCTTAGATCAAAGCATGAGAAATAATGCCCTGTATTTGGCGATTCCCTTAATAAATTAAGAGGGCCTAGTTGGTCTTTTGTTCCGTCTTGTGGTACATCTTTCAAGAATCTATAAATAGAGTCATGAAGGGGACGCAGACACAATTGAATCCAAAAGCTAGGCATCGCAACAATACGAGCTTTCCCAGCTTGATCATAAACGACAGAAAGACGTCCGATCGGAAGCTTAGAACCCGCACCTATCAAATATAGAGTTACGTAGATTGGTCCTAATAGGATCCAAATAGTTACTAATGATACAATGTATAAATGAGCTTTACCAGCCCATAATGCACGTATCACTGAGATAGCTATAACAGGGTGAAGTATTAATGCTAATGCATCAACACCAGAACCCCACGTTGCTCTTTTAGCAATAGGACCAGCAGATTCGCTGATAAAACCTCGGATAACACCAAAGTCTATACGATGTCCTCTAAC